TCCGCCTTGTCCTCCATCTCCACCGTCACCAGTATATCCACCACCACCTCCACCAGCGCCGTAACGTCCGACTGCTCCCGTAATGGTGCTTATCCAGCCATTTCCGCCTGAACCGCCTTGAGTAGAGGTATAGTTATAGCCGCCACCATCAGCGCCACCGCCTCCGCCAGCGTTTGAATACGGGTATCCTTCTGGGCCATCTCCGCGCCCTCCAGCAAAGCCGCGATTAGCATTTAAAGTCCCAGAAAAACCTGTTATCCCAGAACCAGAACCAGTTGCAGACCCTCCAGTGCTAGGAGATGTTTGCAAATCTCCACCACCGCCACACCCGCCTGTCATGTTAGCGGCTGAAGTATTGCTTCCCCCGCCAACGCCACCGCCTATTGCGGTTATGTTATATGACCCATTTTGTCCACTAACACTAAACTGAGAAGTCCCTCCTTTACCGCCAGTGCCAGCCCCGCCACCGCCAACAGTAACGGCATACAAAACCGTAGTTGACAATGTAGCGTTAGTTACATGAACAACACGACCGCCACCACCGCCACCACCAATGTTGTTATTTGCGCCGTTGCCGCCGTTTCCACCCCCTCCAACAACTAAAATGTCAGCACTAAAATCTTCAGCACCTGAGGCTCCAATTTGCATTAACTTTCTGGAAGCACTCACGACATATCCTGACCAGAGGTAAATCCGTAATAGTTTGTGCCGCCGTCATAAGTAATAAAAACAAATACATCTACATCGCCAGAGCCAGTGCTAATTGTTGGCGCAGTTCCACCAGCCCACTTAACTGCTGCAGGCCATGTAATTGTTCTAGCTGTAACGTCTTGAGTTACCTTTAACGTAAACGAAGATGTTTTACCTGTAGCCGCTGGATTGCTAAACGTGTAAGTCGTGTTGCCTGACAGCGTATGGGTAAAGTTATCGCCGTCTCTTAGGTTTATTGTTACAGATGTTCCGGACAATGCCGTTGATTCTTCAATCGTTCCATTGTCAAAAGTCACTACACCATTAGCATCTGCTGTCACAGCTTTAGAAGCCTCTGAAGTTCCTAGAGTTGTTACATCCAAATAATTTATTTCTGCTGTAGTAGCTGTAACACCGTCTAAAATGTTTAGCTCTGCTACTGTCGCAGTGATTCCAGATAATGTGTTGATTTCTGAAGCAGTAGCCGTGACACCAGCAAGAGTGTTGATTTCAGATGTAGTAGCCGTAACGCCATCGAGGAGGTTCAGCTCAGCCGCTGTGGCCGTTAGGCCCAGGTTTAACAGCGCAGTTGCGGCGCTGGTTAGATCCGAAAGGTTTGATGCTTTCGCCAGCGCGGTAGAAACATTGAACGTGCCATACGCAACAATAGAAATCTGATCCCCAGAAACAGCCGCGCTACCGAGTACAACAGTGTTGCCGTTGGTTGCCGTAAAGTCAGTCTCCGCGAGCTTGATGCCGTTCATGTAAACATCTACATAGCCGGGGTCATAGGTAGCCGGGAAGGTGGTAGTGGATCCGGTGTACGAACCAGAGCTGGTGCCAACCACATACTCTGCTCGCTCAGAGGTTCCGTTTACGGATGAGCCCGCGTTCTGAAAGCCAGAGCTTCCGTACACCTTCATAGTGTTTGTGCTGGTGTCGAACCACAGATCACCCGTGGTCGGGCTTCCTGGTGCTGTTGCAGAGATGAAGTAGGTTTCTGCAAAAGCGTTGACGTCAGTAATGTTTGTCGCGACTGTATTTACGTTAGCGATATTTGTAGCAACCGTAGAGACATTCCCGCTAGTCGCATAATACTTCGCAGAGTAATCAACTCCATCTACGGTTCCGCTGGTTTTGGTCGCCCAATCCTCTGCCAGTGTGGCTGACGTAGAAGCATTGGTTTCGCTCGTACTGGCGTTTGTTTCACTGGTCGCCGCATTGGTCGCGCTGGTCGCGGCCGCTGTGGCCGATCCTGCCGCCGCAGTTGCACTAGTAGCGGCATTTGTCTCGCTAGTCGCCGCCGCCGTTTCGCTCGCCCCTGCGTTAGTTTCACTGTTAGTGGCGTTAGTGGCGCTAGTAGCCGCGTTGGTCTCGCTAGTAGCGGCATTAGTCTCACTGGTGCCTGCGGCAGTAGCCGATGATGCCGCCGCTGTTGCACTTCCAGCCGCCGCAACCTGGCTGGCCGCTGCGGCAGTCGCGCTAGTGGCCGCGTTAGTCTCGCTGGTAGCCGCTGCTGTTTCACTTGCGGCCGAATTGGTTTCGCTTGTGCTGGCGTTAGTCTCAGACGTTGCGGCATTAGTTTCGCTCGTAGCCGCGTTAGTGGCAGACGTAGCCGCCGCTGTCGCGCTCGAGGCCGCATTTGTCTCGCTAGTTAGCGCTGCCGCCGCACTCGCCGCCGCCGCAGTCGTGCTAGGGGTGATGTACGCCAGGGCCGCAGCTTCTGCCGCCGCAATGATTACCGTCTCAGCATAGAGCTTGGTGGTAGCGTGTTCATTGGCGGTTGGAGTGCCTACGGGAACCGGATCGGAAAAGCCCTGGCCGGAAGAAACAGGAGTAGGCAGCTTGTCGAAAGCCGACTCAACATAGTCATAGCGCGTGTTGATATCAGCCGCTCGCGCCAGCTCACCAGCCTGTAGCGCCGTTAGCGTTGGTACATAATTGTTAGGCACTTCTTAGCCTCCGTATCACCGTATGAGTCTCCTGGGAGAGTAGTGAAGGGTTACCCCATGAATCGTGTGACTGGCGTTCTCACTGCCGTCAGTGCCGATATAAACGCCCATGTTTGCGCCTGTTACCGACACCCTGATCTTCGCGTCATTCGAGTAGGCGGAGCCCCAGGAGAACTCGTCCCACTCACTGACGTCCCACAGGGATCCAGGAGATGTGTACAAAAGAGGAGATGTGCCGGCTGATTGATTACCCAGGCCATACTCCGTTGTCGCTCTGACCACCACCTGTATTGGAGATCCCTGCACGCGAATATCGGGCTGAACCAGCCGGTATCGCTTGCGAATAGTGGGGCCCTGATAGGCGGTGAAATTGGTCAGAATGAATGAGTAGATGTTGCTGGTGCCAAATCGATAACCAGTATCCATCTTGTAGACGTTGCCATCGTCAGCACCGAATACAGAAATCTCTGTTTCTGTCTCATCGATTGCCGATGCCGCGCATTTCACTTCATGTGGGAATCGGGTCTTGGTAACGCCAACGAGATCCGGGCCGTTAAAGGTAAAATACAGGCCGTTTTGGCCATTGAATAGTCGGTACTGCCCGCTAGCTCGATTTAAGACAGAGACACTGCTTGTAGTAAATTCAGTAATTAGCGTCTTTACCTTCCCTGACAATGACGCATAAGCAAAGTTACCGTATTGCTGTGCCGCCGCCAGGCTCATCAAGCCCTGTCGATCCAAGCCAATAACCTGGCCACCGATGGACTGCATGGTGCCCTTGTAAGTGCCGGCCTTGTTCAAATCGTCAAGCTGCCAGTCTGCAGCAGATGATCCGTAAAGTGATTTGGTGGAATCCTCGCACCCTACGATCAATGCGCTGGAGTGCTCCTTAAGATTCGTCACCGTGTCACCAACGGCGATCTCCGCCGCGCCCCCGGCTACCGTATAGCCACTTGGGTTACCGATCTCAGAGATATGAAGCGATGACTGGATGCCAAGCACAAGGTGCTTCTTGTAACCAACCACTAGTGATGGGTTGTCCTGGGTGGCACCAGTGCTGATGAGATTAAAGATCGAGCCATCAAACTCCGTGGCCTGATCGATACCATTGACGATATACATCTTTTGGTCATCGTCCTGGCCGCTAAAGTTGTAATTAGCAAACCGGAAGTCGCCATTTAGCGACCAGGTTTTGGCTGAATTAACTTGCGTCCAGCCCGAGGCAGTCGCCTTATACATCCTGGCGTTTGTGCCATCTTCGCGGATTGCGTAGACATCGCCCTGGTAAATATGGACGCCTTTGACCGGGCCAGTGCCAGGTACGGACTGAGATGCCGTTGATTGGCCGTCAAACAGCTCGTAGCCAAAAATACGGCGATACCCACCATTAGGTAGGCACTCGTAATTCGCGACGTCTACGAGCTCTCCAGGGCTCAGAGAGAGGGGTGGTGCTTCTTGGTTCAAGCCGCCAGCCGCCGGGAAATATTCGAGCTGAATACTCATGCAAGCGACTCAGGCGCAACAATGCGCGCAAGCTGGTCGCGCTCGAGGTCGGCAAGCATCTCCTCAAAGTAAAGGAAACCTCGCTTCTCAAGCTCCGGGGCTTCATCAAATTGGGCGTAACTCTTCAATGCCTCATAAACAATCAACATATGGTAGCGCTCTGGCAACCCAGGGGAATCCGTAGTCGCTGACATTGAGGTGGGTACGCTGTAATACTCGTAAGTGACAGTTTTGTTTTCTGTCGGCTGAGCGTTAAACAACAAGACGCCATCCGGGCGGATCGTGTAAACAGACGGATCGCCGCTCTGGATATTGCGGTAAACATCCGCAAAGTCGTTGTAATACTCAGACTGCAAAAAGTTCTCGCCCAACGACACACGATCAATCGTCTCAACTGTCGAGGGCAAGGTGATGGTGTTAGTGCCGGCAGTGAGAGTGCCCGTGCCTGTTGCCCACATCCAGTTCCAATCTGCGCGCATGGACTGAATCTTGAGCCAGGCATCGTTCACCCAATTTACAACCCTGCCCATGTCGCCAACTTGGCCGACAGTCGTAGCAGGGCCGTCATATGCGATCCCTGACTCCTGTACTAGCCGCTGGCAGAGCTGCAAATAATTCATGCTACCTCACTATGCTAAATGGATACGTTGGCCTGGTAGTGGCGTTGCCCTTTGAGTCCATGCCTACTTGGATCGCATCCTGCAGAACCGTTACCACCTCTGGAGGTACAGGTACTGGCTCACCTCTGCGAATCCAATAATTCTTGCCATTCACCCCAACGAACACGGGGTGCTGATCGTTTTCATCTTCTGCAATAACAACCGTTATCCAGTCTTTCTTGCGGTCTAAATCTTCTTCAGCAACAGGCTTTGCATCTGCTGCCGGCTCGATGTTTACAGCTTGGCGGATCTTCTCGCGTAGCGTGTCTGCGCTGGGATTGCCGCGAATGACAATGCCCAAGATTCTCGCTTGCTCCTTTAATTCTTCCAGACTGAGGTTGTACAGATTGATGTCAGACATACTGATCTCCTGCGGCCCGAAGGCGGCTAAAAAAGAAAAGGGGCCCGAAGGCCCCTCTGGTTACTGCGTTACTGCTTAGAGTGCAGTGGCTGCACACTCCAGACGGCACATCCAAGACTGATTGGCGATGAAAGACTTGTGATAAGTTTTCCAGCCAACCATGCCCTTCTGACCCAGGGGATCGCTCTTATCGAGCTGGCCGGGGTTGATGATGGTCGGAGTCATAGCCTCAGCACCTTTCAGTGCAACGTGGCCATAAGCGTCTTTAGCGACGTAGACAACGGGGTAGACGTCAGCGCTGGTTCCAGTAGTGGAAACCATGCTTCCGGCAGTGCCGCCTGCATCAGCAAAAGAGCTCAGAACGGGGGTGAGGATGTAACGTACATCTTCGACCTTACCGATTTCATAAGGCAGAGCTTGCATTGACCCGTACTGCTCAGTCGGGGTGAAGCCCGCGAGGCCGCGAATGTCAGACTCGAGATCAGTGTGAGCAAACGCAATGAACGCCGCCGCTACTGGCTGAGTGTTGAACTTCACAGAAGATGACAGCATTGAAGTCACCTTCTTGCCTCGATTGCCTTTGAGCTGACGAGTGATAGCGCGCTGCTTGTTCAACGTGATTACGGTGTTTACGGCAGATCGTGCAGCGCCGTTAGCGTAAAACACGTTGGTGCCACCACGGATCACGCCCCACATAAGGGTTTCGATCGTCTCAGCGGCCTGC